AACAAGACAGAGACTTATAGAGACCCTGATTCTTTTGCTGATATTGTTCGTGGTATGCATTTGTATGGTAGAAAGATACTTCGCCCTGAAGCTATTTCTACTGCAATATATCACTTAGCATAGGGGGATTGAATTATGGCAACAGTAGATTTAACTATACCTGCTAGAGGTAATCACCCAAGAGGAAGAAAACCCTACATGATACAAAATGAAATCAATTTTGCAACTGCAGTAACTTCTAAAGGTACAGCACTTGCATCATCAGATGTCATTCAGTGTCTAAGTGTTCCTGCCGAATCTGTAATCCTACACGCAGGATTTGAGGTTACAGCAGCACATACAGGTACTTCAACCGATACAGCCTTTGACTTTGGTGTCACAGGTGGTGACGTTGATAACTTTGTAGATGGTTTTGACTTTGATGGTGCATCAGTAGGTGCTTATGCTCCAACTCCTGCAGCTTATGCTCCAGTAATTGTTGGTGGCACTGCTGATACTATTGACTTATTGTTACAGGCTATGACAGGTACTACATTAACTGGTAAAATAAGATGTTTCGCAACTCTTATGGACATCAGTGATGCAGGTGACATGGCAGCTAACGAAGTTGACAGAGACACTTTAGCTTAACTTAATATAGGGTGACAGGGCAACTTGTCACTCTATTTTTACAATGGAATTATAAATGTCAGGAACGTATTTAGCACTTACAAATAAAACTTTAGCACGATTAAATGAAGTACAACTTACTTCATCTAATTTTTCTAATGCTAGAGGTATACAAGTACAGGCACAAAATGCAGTCAATGAGGCTGTAAGATTTATTAATCAAAGAGAGTTTAATTATCCTTTTAATCATGCTACTGCTACGCAAACACTAACAGCAGGTGTGGTTAGATATAGTTTACCTACATCAACTAAAACTGTAGATTATAATACATTTAGATTAGTTAAAGATAGTGATTTAGGTAATAGTGGTTATAAAATATCTCAATTAGATTATAATCAATATATTAATAGTGTTATTGACCAAGAAGATGAAATTAGTTCAACAACAACAAGCACTACACACACAGATAGTGTAACAACAATAACAGTAACAAGTACATCAGGATTTGATTCTGCAGGTACTTTATATATAGGTAATGAACAAATTACTTATACTGCTATTGGCTCAAGTACAACTTTTACAGGAGCTACAAGAGGAGCAGGTGGCACAACTGCAGCATCTATTGAAAGTGGTGTAACTGTAGCACAATTTGATAAAGGTGGAATACCTCAAAACGTAGTTAGAACTCCTGACAATAATTATTTATTATATCCTTATCCTACTAAATCTTATTCAATAAAATTTGATTATTATACTTTTCCTACAGATATGTCTGCTCACGATTCTACAACAAGCATACCTGCTAGATTTGATGCAGTTATAATAGATGGAGCAACTGCCTTTGTATATCAATATAGAGGGGAAACACAACAATATCAATTAAACATGCAAAGATTTGAACAAGGTATAAAGCACATGCAAACTTTATTAATAAACAAGTTTAGTTACATTAGGTCAACTTATATTCCAAGAACTAGCACTTATGGTAATCATAGTATAGATATAAGGACAATTTAGATGGCAGACTTATCTCAAGTAACACCTGTAGCATTTAACTGCGAAGGTGGGTTAGTTCTTAATCGTTCTACCTTTATGATGAAACCGGGTGAAGCATTAGAACTAGAAAACTTTGAGCCTGATATAGAAGGTGGATATAGAAGAATAAATGGATTTAGTAAGTATGTATCAGGAATAGTTCCTGCCACTTCTTCCTCTTCTGAAAAAGTTTTAATGGTAGCTACGTTTGCAAGTAAAGTAGTTGCAGCTAGAGGAACAAGTATATATCAAGCAACTCCTGCAGGTTCTTCTTGGACTAGCATAGATAGTGGTAGAACAAGTGCAGGTAAATATACATTTGAACGATTTAATTTTGATGGCAACGATAAACTAATTGTAGCAGATGGAGCAAATGCTCCCACAGTATTTAATACTTCTTTTACTGCAACAGATGTATCATCAGGTGGTGGTGGAGAAGTTAGCACTGCAGTAACAGGTGCAAAGTTTGTAGTAGCATTTAAAGAACATATGTTTTATGCAGGTATGTCTGCTGCTAAACAAGAATTAGTTTTTAGTGTTCCTTTTGATGAAGATAACTTTGCCACAGCTAGTGGTTCAGGAACAATTAAAGTTGATGATGAAATAACAGGACTTAAAGTTTTCCGTGAAGATTTATTTATATTTTGTGAAAATAGAATATTTAAATTGTCAGGAACATCAACAAGCAACTTTGCTGTAACTGCAGTAACAAGAGATATAGGATGTATAAATGGTAGTACTATTCAAGAATTTGCAGGTGACCTTATCTTTCTTGGTCCTGATGGGTTGCGTACCATCGCAGGTACTGCCCGTATCGGTGACGTGGAATTGGGCACTATAAGTTCTAATGTTCAAAGTTTATTTGATGAAAATTTATCTAGTGCATCTGAATTTGATTCAATAGTTATACCTGATAAAACACAATATAGAATATTTTTTACTAAAGATGGTCAGGGAGAAAATGCAACAAATGGTGTGACTTGTGTTATGAAAGGTCAATCATTTGAATTTTCTAAATTAAGAGGAATTAAACCTGCTTCTACTGATACATTTGTATCTGCAGGAGATGTTATAGTTTTACATGGTGCATATAGTGGTGGCTATATATACCGACAAGAATCGGGTAATGATTTTGATGGAACTGCTATACTAGGTAAATATAGAGGTCCTGATATGACCTTTGGTGATGCAGGGATACGTAAACACATGCAACGTGTTATCATAAACTATAAACCTGAATCATCTATAGATGCAGATTTATTTTTAAGATATGATTATGAATCTAAAGACTCTGCAAGACCTTCTGCTTATGAATTAGATTCATCTGATGTTGCTGCCTTATACGGAAGTGCAACATATGGAGCAGGGTCAACTTCTTTTGGAACTTATGGTGGTCCTTCACAACCATTGGTTAGACAAGCAGTTGAAGGTTCAGGATTTGCTGTAGCATTAAGAGTAAACGATGGTGGTTCTACTGCACCATATTCCTTAAAAGGATTTCAGTTAGAATATCAGACAGGAGCTAGGAGATAAATGGGAGCTACATACACAAGACAGTCCTCGTATAGTGACGGAGATACAATAACTGCTGCTCATACCAATGATGAGTTTAATCAGTTATTAGCAGCTTTCGCCTCCTCTTCAGGACACACACACGATGGTACATCTGCAGAAGGTGGACCAATAACCAAATTATTAGGAACTGCAATCACTATAGGTGATGGCACTTCAGGCACAGATATTGCAGTAACCTTTGATGGTGAATCAGCAGATGGTGTTTTAACATGGATGGAAGATGAAGATTACTTTAAGTTTTCAGATGACATCTTAATTAATAGTACAGAAAAATTATACTTTAATGATACAGGCACATATATATTTAGTAATGCCGATGGTGATTTAGATTTAGTAGCAGATGGTACAAATGCAGATGCTATTAAACTTGCAAGTTCAGGTGGTATTACATTAGATGCTGCTGCAGATATATCATTAGATGTAGGTGGTGCAGATGTTGTTCTTAAAGATGATGGCACAACCTTTGGTGCTTTAACACAATCAGGTGGTGAACTTGTAATTAAATCAGGTTCTAGTTCTACTACTGCTATAACATTAAGTGGTGCTAATGTTACTTTTGCAGGAACTGTAACAATAGGTTCTGCAGGAATATCAGAAGCTGAATTAGAAATACTTGATGGTGCTACAGTTACAACTGCCGAACTTAATATATTAGATGGTGTAACTGCTACGACTGCTGAACTTAATTATAGCGATACAGGTTCTGCAGTAGGAACTGTTGTTGCAAGTAAAGTAGTTACAGTAGATTCAAATAAAGATGTAGCAAGTTTTAGAAACATAACTCTTACAGGTGAGCTAGATGCAGGTTCTCTTGATGTAAGTGGTGATGCAGATATTGATGGAACATTAGAAGCAGATGCTATTACTGTAGGTGGTACTGCATTAAACACAGTAATTGCAGGAGTAACAGTTACTAATGCTACTACGGCAGCAGTTGCAACGACTGTTACAATTTCAGACAACGAAAGCACCAACGAAGAAAATGCAATTATATTTACTGCAGGTGGTGATGTTGATGGTGGTAATATAGGTTTAGAATCTGATGGTGACTTAACTTACAACCCAAGTACAGGAACACTTTCAGCAACCATATTTAAAGGTAATGTAGATGCAGTAGATGGTGACTTTGATGGAACATTAGAAGCAGATGCAATTACAGTAGCAGGAGTTGCTCTTGCAACTTTTGTACGAGATACAGTTGGAACTAACATGGTTTCAAGTAATACTGAAAGTGGTATTACAGTAACTTACGATACTTCTAATGATAACATAGATTTTTCAATAGATGCTGCTCAGACAGGTATTACATCCTTACTAGCAACAGATATAAAGATTGGTGAAGATGACGAAACAAAAATAGACTTTGAGACTGCAGATGAAATACATTTTTATGCTGCAAATGTACATCA